TGGTGACCCAATACCAGCAGACGATGTTGCTAAATATAGGGGTGAAGGACCACCACCTGAGGAGAAAAAATAATGAGTAAAGAAAAAGTATCTCAATTTGTTGATGATGTATTAAATAAAGATAATCTATCAGCAGAAACTAATTTTAAGTCAGTTATGTCTGATAAAGTCGGTGATGTTTTAGAAAAGCAAAGAGAGATTATTGCTAAAACTATTGTCACAAATCATGTGCCTACAACTGAGGAAGATGATGACACTGATGTTTAATTCTATGTACAGTGCAGTACAAGAGAAAGATGAACATAAAAAAAGTAAAGAATATAAAAAACTATCGCCAAAAATGAAAAAGGCAGTTGACGGTGTTTTTGATATTATGGACTCTAAACCATCAGACTTTATAAATAGTTTTGAGAAAACCATAAAAAATATGGCAAAAAAGTTCAGAGTAACAGATAAAGAACTAATGAACTATTTTGAAAGAGAAATGTTAACATTAGGAAATTAGAATGGCATACACTACAAGAACATTAAAAGACACAGATTTTGAGACCGTGGTACATACGACAATCACAGGAACAAATGGAACTGCTCTTAAAGTTGTAGATGCATCTACTTTAGCAGGCGCATCAACTGACCCTAGACTTTCTATAGTATCTTGTACTTGGAGTGTGAGTTCAACATTAGAGGTAGAATTTGATGCAACATCAAATGTAACTGCACTTACATTAAACGGTAATGGTAACTTTAATATTGGCAGTCAACAACTACCGCCAATTACAAATAACGCAGGAAGTGGAATAACTGGTGATATCTTTTTAGAGAATGATGCCGCCTGTGTAGGTTTTATTATTTTGAAATTAAGAAAAGTATCAGGTTACAATAATCTAACATAGGAAAAAGTTATGAAACTAATATCAGAGGCATTAGAAGATGTAGAGTTTATTTCTGAACAAGCAGATGGTAAAAAATCTTATAAGATAAAAGGTGTTTTTATGCAGGCAGAGATTAAGAACAGAAATGGTAGAGTATATCCTATGGAAGTTCTTGAAAAAGAAGTAAACAAATATAACAAAAAGTTTATAGATGAAAATCGTGCATATGGTGAACTAGGACATCCTGATGGTCCTACTGTAAATCTAGATAGAGTTTCACATATGGTTACAAAACTAAAAAAAGAAGGTGATAATTTCATAGGTGAGGCAAAAATTATGGATACACCTATGGGTAAAATAGTAAAAAACATAATGGACGAAGGTGGTAAACTAGGAGTTTCTTCTAGAGGTATGGGTTCTCTAGAACAAAAGAATGGTGCTAATTATGTTAAAAAAGACTTCATGTTAGCATCTGCCGCCGATATTGTGGCAGACCCATCGGCACCTAACGCATTTGTACAAGGTATTATGGAAGGCAAAGAGTGGGTGTGGGATAATGGTTTACTTAAAGAAGTAGAACTACAAGGTATAGTTGAAGACATTGAAACGAATGTGCGTAAGAAAATGCCGAATGTTGAGGCACTTGCGTTTGCAAAGTTTCTTAAAAAGTTATAAAACTATAAATAATATTAACAAATGAATAAACAATAAAGGAGAACCTCTAATGACTCAAGATTTAGACAAAACTATTGAGGATTTGGAAAAAGAAGTGGTTGCCGAACTTGAAGAAAAGGCGCATGATGCCCCTATGAAAAGTGCAGGTAAACCCGACCCTATGCCAAAAATGAAAGGTGCTGAAAAACCTGAGGATTTAGGGGGTGCTACACCAGATAAACCTGTAGCAAAAAGTCCAGACTCTGCAAAGAAAATTAAACATAAAACAGATGACCCTGCAATGAAGGGTGCCGTAAAGGCAGAAGGTTATTCTGATGAAGAAATCAGAGAACTTTGTCATTCAAAAGACCATGATTGTGCTACAGTTGTAGAACATCCTGTTTACGGTAAAGGTAAACCAATTTTAAAATCACACGCAATTCCAGACGATAATGGTTTTGTTGAGTGGTACGATGTTCAATTCAAACATGGTATTGAAGAAAAGGTGATGGCAAAAGATATGAAAATTATTGAAGAGTCATCCCACAATAAAGAAACTAAAAATATGACTAAAGATAATATGATAGGTGCCATGAAAGATATGATAGCACAAATGAATAAAGAAAAGAAAGATGTTATCCAATCATCTTATGAGGCAATGACAAAAGCAATGGAAGGTGAACATGAAGGTGAACATGAAGATGGTCACAAAATGGAAACTAAAAAAGAATACTATGAAGTTGATATCAAGGCAGATGTTGCCGCCTTAGTAGAAGGTGAAAACTTTTCTGATGAATTCAAAGGTAAAGCAGAAACTATCTTTGAAGCGGCGGTCTCTTCTAAGATTAAACAAATTGAAGACAAACTCACTGAAGAGCATGAAAAATCACTTGCAGAAACAAAAGAAGATATGATTGAAAAGGTTGACTCATATCTAAACTATGTTACTGAAGAGTGGAAAAAAGAAAATGAACTTGCTATTGAAAGAGGTCTAAAGGGAGAAATCGCTGAAGACTTTATCACTGGTCTTAAATCTTTATTTGAAGACCACTATATTGATGTTCCAAATGAGAAATACGATATTCTAGAGGCACAAACTCAAGAAATTGAAGAACTCAAGAATAAAGTAAACGACTTAATTGAATCCAAAAAAGGTTCAGTAAACAGAATTGGAGAACTTGTTAAAGAATCTCTAGTTGCGAAAGCATCTGATGACTTGTCTGAGACTCAAAAAGAAAAATTTAAGGGTCTTGTTGAAGAAGTTGAATTCGTAAGTGAAGAAAGTTATTCTGAAAAGTTAAAAACTTTGAAAGAGTCTTACTTCCCTAACGAAGAGAAAAAAGAAGAAGTTCTAAACGAAGAACCAACAACTAACAATATTGATTCTTCTGATGTTATGGCGGCCTACACTGCCGCAATCAAGAAAACGCATAAAAGGGCACTGAATAATTAATATTACTAAATATTAACAAATGTAAAAAGGAGAAACAGATGTTTCAAACGCAACAATTACAAGAGAAGTGGCAACCTGTCCTTGACCATCCAGATTTACCAAAAATCCAAGATGCGTACAAGAGGGCAGTGACTACTGTTATATTAGAAAATCAACAAAAGGCATTAAGAGAAGATGCACAATTTTTAGGTGAGGCGGCACCAGTTAACGCAACTGCGGCAGGCGCCAATCCAATGGCAAATTGGGATCCAATCTTAATTTCGTTAGTAAGACGAGCAATGCCAAACTTAATCGCATACGATATCTGTGGTGTACAACCAATGACAGGTCCAACAGGTCTTATCTTTGCAATGAGAAGTAGATTTCAAGACCAGTCAGGTGCTGAGGCATTAGTTGACGAAGCAGATTCTGGGTTCTCAAACGATGACGCCGCTGGTGATTTAACATCATCCGCCGCATCTGGTACAAATCCAGCAGTATTAAATGATACGCCTGAAGGCACTTACACATTCAGTGGTGGTATGACTACTGCACAAGGTGAGGCATTAGGTGATACTACAACTAATGCGTTTGCTCAGATGGCATTCAGTATTGAGAAATCAACTGTAACTGCTAAAACAAGAGCATTAAAGGCAGAATACACTATGGAACTTGCTCAAGACTTAAAAGCAATTCATGGTTTAGATGCAGAGTCAGAATTATCAAACATTCTGTCTGCTGAAATTCTTGCAGAAATAAACAGAGAAGTAGTAAGAAGAATTTACAGAACTGCCGTAGAAGGCGCCGCCGTAAATACAACTACTGCTGGAACTTTTGATTTAGATACAGACTCAAATGGTAGATGGTCAGTTGAAAAATTCAAAGGTTTAATGTTTCAAATAGAGAGAGATGCTAATGCTATCGGTCAAAAAACAAGAAGAGGTAAAGGAAACTTATTAATCGTTTCTGCCGATGTTGCCTCTGCTTTACAAATGGCAGGTATCTTAGATTACACTCCTGCATTAAACAATAACTTAAATGTAGATGACACTCAAACTACTTTCGCTGGTGTGTTGAATGGTAGATTTAAAGTGTATGTTGACCCATATGCCGCCAATGTCGCCGCAAGTCAATACTATGTTTGTGGTTATAAAGGTACTTCACCTTACGATGCTGGTACTTTCTATTGCCCATATGTTCCACTACAAATGGTGAGAGCAGTTGGCGAGAATACATTCCAACCAAAAATCGGTTTCAAAACTAGATATGGTATGATTGATAACCCATTTGCCGTAGATGCTGGTGCTTTAGCAGACGGTAATGCCGCTGGTTCTTCAAATACTGCATTTACTAAAGAAACTAACCAATACTACAGAAGAGTAAAAGTTGCTAACTTAATGTAATTTTTACAAAACGATAATACTTAAAGGGGACTTCGGTCCCCTTTTTTTTTGGTATAAATAATAGTATGACAGAACTAGATGCACTTTCAAGACAACCTGATACGATAGATTATTCTGCACCATCGCAGTATCGTTTTTCTATTTTACAATTACCTAAAGTACAATTTTTCACAACGGCGTGTAATATACCAGGTATTAGTATGGGTGAGGCAATTTTTCAAACACCATTTAAAGACATACCAATATTACCTGAAAAAGTTT